TGACACTGGAAAAGGCGGCAACAGGCGGCAAATGGATATGGCGCTATTCGTTCACCGGGCAGCGCCGGGAAATGGGCCTAGGCGCGTGGCCTGAAACAACCATCGCAGCGGCCCGCAAAGCGCGCGACAGGTGGGCTGCGATACTTGCGCAGGGGTTGGACCCCATAACCGAGAGAACGCGCCAGAAGGCCGCTACACGCGCGGAAATGGACCGCCGCGACCCGACCTTTGCCGAAGTCGCGCAGATCGTCTTTGATGCCAAGAAAGCGGGCTTGCGGGGGGATGGGGAGCGTGGCCGATGGTTCTCGCCGCTAGAGCGCCATGTCCTGCCCAAGATCGGCAAAAAGCGCATATCGGCTATACACCAGACAGACATAAAAGCCGCCCTTGCGCCGATCTGGAAAACCAAAGCGCCAACCGCGGAAAAGGCGCTGCAACGGATCAAGATAGTGTTGCATCAAGGCAAGTTGATGGGGCTTGGGTGTGACCCGTTCGCAGCGGACGCGGCCCGTCACATGCTGGGCGAAGTGCGCCGCGATGTGGCGCCCATCCCCGCAACGCCATGGCAGGATATACCCGCGCTATACGCCCGCCTAGACAGCCGCGCTGTATCGTGTCTGGCGTTGCGCTGGATGATCCTAACCTGTGTCCGGTCGGACGGCGCGCGCGGTGCGCGGTTTAGCGAAATACAGGATGACGTCTGGATTGTCCCGGCTGACCGCATGAAAGGCCGGGAAGGTCAGGTGCGTCCGTTCCGTGTGCCGCTATCAGCCGCCGCACTGGACGTGCTGCAAGCCTGCCGGGAACAAGCCGAAAGCGATCTGCTGTTTCCGTCCTATCGCGCGGGCAAACCGATCAGCGATACGGCCATTGCCAAGATGCTGAACACTATTGGCGAAGCCGGGCGTCCGCATGGCTTCCGCACATCGTTTCGAACATGGGTGCAGGATACGGGCGCAACCTCATTCGACGTTGCCGAAACCGTGCTTGCGCATCGCGTCGGGTCAATCGTTGAACGCAGTTACGCAAGATCCGATATGCTGGAACAACGGCGGATCATCATGGCGAAGTGGGGCGCATACGTCACCGGCGCGGCGTCGAACGTGATACAGTTGGCGCGCTAACACGCCCGCGCAATCAGCAGGACGGCGGCAAGGCGGGTCACTTATACGCAGTGATGGCTGTATCGACCGCCGTCGCAACTTCCGAATATCCCGCCGCAGTCAGGTGGACTTTATCCGCGTTGAAATAGGTCGTATTCGTCGCGTCCAGAAGGTTGGTGACAGCAGCCAAGTCGATCATGCCTTGAGCATACGTTGCGTAGTTAGCCAAGAGAGCGGCGTTGTAGTCGCTGCGCCTTGTTGCAAAATCTGCCGGAATGCCTGACTGTTCCCTGTCTATGACGTTTGCGACAAGGATGTCAGTTGCGCCCGCTGATGCGATCGCCTGCAACGTCAGCACTGTATCGGCCCATCCGGCAGCGCCAGCTTTAGTAAGTAGCGTGTTGGTGCCTTCCCAATAAACGACAACGCATTCTGTCAGCGTTGTGTCTATCCAGTGCGACATTCTGCGCGTCAATGTGCTGAGAATGTTTGCGTCGGTCGCAGACGGAACACCGATGTTTATCACATCCCATCCCGCGCCAAGTGATGCGCGCAATAATGACGGATAGTCCTGCGTTCCGTTGGTAACGCCGGTCCCCCAGGTCAGCGAATTGCCGACGCAAATCAATCTGCGGCGAGTGGTTGGTGGGGTTGTCACGATATAGCTGGGGCTGGCGACCGATTGAGCCCCGCGAGTGGCAACAAGCCGGTAATAGGTGGTTGTATTCGCCGTCGCGCCTGTATCAATAAGCTGTGAGGATGTAGCGCCGCTGATTTCAGTCGTGCCATCCGGCGTGAATGTAGACGACGCGGTTGACCGATGCCATTGGATGTCGCTTGTTACGTCCGTTTCATCGGCGTAAATCACAGCGCCGTTTGACCGCCACGCGGCAACGCTGCCTTTATAAAGCGACGTGCCAAGCCCGGCGGGCGCAAGCGCCGGAAGCGTTCCAGCGGTAAACCCGCGGATGTGAACGCCGGTTGTGTCGCCTGATGTGAAAGTCTGATAAAGCCCCGGACGCCCCGCAGCTAACGGCGATCCGTCAGTAACGTCAATCAACTTGCGCCCGTCAAAATATCCGCGGATGTTTGCGCCTTCTACTTCAATGCGGATTTCGCGCTGATCTGGTGTCCGCAGGTAAATGTCACTCGTGGTTGTCGGGGTGGTGTCAGATGTCCCGACTGCACTTGCTAACGTTGTTGACGACCCCGCGCTTCTGCGCTGCAAAGTCAATTTGTTAGTCTGCGTCGGCTGGATATATAGCGCATAGCACGTATCCGCGCTGTCAGATATGCGAAACGCAACCCCGGCTGTGGCAGACCCCACTGTGGCGGTGATGTTAACCTGCGCCGCCGCCCACCCGTCCGATATAACCGGCGTCCCCAAGTAGTGCAGACCGATCACGCCTGAAATCAGTTTGACGCCGCCCGTCGCCGTAAGTTGTGCGACGGCTGGCGATGCTGTGGTAATGCGGGTCCAGCTTTCGCCGCTGTCAGCCGCGCGTGACGTTAGCGCCGTTCCAGTTGATCCTGTAAAATCATCTCTGTAAATTGCAACCGCACCGCCGCCCGCCCGCCCGCTTGTCAATCCGATGCCAATCCCCATCCTCATATCAGACCCCCAGCTTATAGTTCGGTGCGCGGCGTTCCATCCATGCCCACATTGCCGTGGCGACAGGCAACACCGCGTCAACCGTGTGCATGATGCTGGCCTCGTCGGTGCCAAGCCGCCCCAGCACATCAACGCCCAAAGCGTTTGCAATGGTCAGGGATGCGGTCAGCGCCGTGGCCCAGAATGACCGCGCTTGCCAGAACGGCAGGGTCGGCAACAGGTCGCCCATGTGGGTGTTGGTCATTGGTCTGGCTCCATGTGTGGGAATGTCGTGGGAAAGGTGTGGGGGAATTGTGGGGCGCTACGTGTTAAAGAAAGCGCGGTTTCTTTTACGTATCCGGCGCGACGTGTTAACGCATCGCCGTCCGCACGTTGGCCATTGCCACGTCAAGCGCGTCCAGAGCGGCCCCCAGAGCGTCGGGCGTGGTTTCGGCTGCTGGTGTCAGGAAAAGCGCACGTTCGGCCTCACGCCGTCGCACAAGGCCGTTCAAGACCACCTTCTTGCCGTTGACGGTGCCCTTGTTCCAAAGCAGGAACGCATCAGCCGCGCCCGCCTTGTCGCCAGCATTGAATTTGCGCAAAGCGGTCGACGACAGGAACGCGCCGGGGCCGATGTTGTAGGCCAAGCTGACAAACGCGCCAAACTCGTTTTCATTGATCGGGGCGCGGATACCATCGCGGATTTGGCCCGCGAATTTGTCCAGCCCGCGCATCAGGTATTCTGTCGCCTCGGCTTCGGTGATCGTCATGCCGGGGCGCGGGATAATGCCGACACCCGCCGCCGCCGTGGTTCCGTAGCCTATGGTTAGGATGCCCACCGGATCGACATAGGCGGTCGGCTCAAAGCCCTCGAATGACTTGACCAGCGCAATGGTTGCTTCGTTCATTGTATAGCGCCCTTGCTATGTTGTGACATGGATTGTGGGATTTCGTGTCATTTGGCATTACAGGTTCACCCGCGCGCGGCTGACTTCGCCCTGATCGTGGTCTAGTGTGATACTGACCAGCGCCCGCTTGGCCCCGTAGGCATGGCTATAGGCGTAGGCATCGCGCGGGATTATGGTGCCGACCGATTCAAACGCCATCCCGCCGATTTCCTTGCGCGTTTCGTGGTGAACGTGGCCGGACAGCGCCAGCCGGTGCTTGGTGCGGCCCCACATTTCAGGCCATTCCGCCGCCGCGAAATGCACCAGACGGTCAGGCTTGGCCCGGTCGCCGTGGTGCAACAGGATCATGTTTGCGCCAAACTCATGGACGTAAAACTCGCCCGCGTTGTCGATGATCCGAACGCCCGGAACGTCGCGGTAGTATTCGGCCAGCGCCAGCGTCACGGCATAATGCGCGGTTAGATCATGGTTGCCACGACACCCGCGATAGATGACTAGCGGATAACGGACGCGCAGCAATTCAATGGCCTGCTTGATCGCTGCAACCGCCCGCCGCAAGATCACGAAATAGCGGCTATCGGTGTCTAGCTGATGGCCTGACTGCGGCGTCACGTTGCGCTGATCGTCCGTGTGGGTCATGTCGCCTAGCTGCGCCAAGATGGCAACGCCCGCCGATGGCGTGACCGATACCAGCCGCGCGAACGTGTCACCGAATACCCGCCCGCTGATCTTGGTGTCCCAATCGGCCCCGACTTCTTCCTTGTCGGCCAACATGCCCATGTGCAGGTCAGCCACCGGGAACACGGCGCAGAGCGTTGCAGGGGCGTCCGGTGGTGCGATGGTTGGCGGTTGCGGTAGATCGGCTAGGCCATCACGCAAGGCCCCTAGAATGCGCTCAGGATCGTTCTGCGCGGCTTCGGCCTTCCACCTTGTCGACCGCCGAATAATATCGCCGTCTTTATCCGTAATAATCCAGCCGCCGGTTGCGGTTGTGCCGTCCAGCCGCGCCGCGTCGATGCTTTCGCGTTGGCCCGGTGATGCTTCGTTATATGCCTGCAACGCCTGCCAGCGTCGGTTGAATGTGCAACGGTCCATATCCATGGATTTGGCCGCGTGTGCGACGATCCCGCCCGCGTCACGCATGGCCTGCGCGATACCGTCAAAGCGCGGATCGTCCGGCCCGTCAAAGCCGGGGTTTGCCATCAGGTCGGATTGCCTTGGGGAACCGCTTCGTAGGACGTGCCATGCGCCGCAATGCAGGCTTCACCATCCGGCGTTGTCAGAACCGCCGTCCAGGTGCCGCTTGTCGTGTTGGCGTAAACCTCGATCAGGTATCCGTTGTTATCCAGCGCAACCGACATGCGGCCCTCGCCGTATTGATCGGCCAGTTGTTCCATCATGGTGTTGTGGGGTGCGCAGGACGTTTGCGCGGTAGCAGGCACGGCAAAGCAAGCCGCAATCGCAGCGATAGCAAGGCGCATTTGGCCGCTCCTAAATATCCATGAAATCCGTTGTGCGGGCGTGTTGATCCGCCGAATGCCGCGCCATCATTGCAAGTGTATCGCGCAGCAACACATATGCGCGGATAAACGGGATCATCTCACTATCCGCAATCAACCGTTGCGGGCTAATCCCGGCCTCGGCCCGCGCGACAATTTCATCAGCCAAGGTGACAACCGCTTCTTGTGCTTCAGTCATTTGCCGCCCCGCCGTTTGATTTCGTCATCAAGGTAAAACCGCGCCTTTTCCAGATCAGTGATCGGGCAATCTTTCAGATCAGCGCGCCACAAATACTTGAACACGTTGCCAAGGTTGAAGTTCATGTGGCGGGTGATCTGGATACATTCCACGCCGCTGGGATGGGATGTGTAATGCGCCGGATGGTTCACCGGATCGTTGAGCATCGACTGCAATTCTTCGCTGGCAAAGTTCATGTGCGTGCCCTGCTTTTTGGTTGTTCCAGATGCGCGACCCGGCTTTGCAGATCGGCAATATCTTTGCCGTGTTGGCCGCACCGCTCTTTAATGATGGCTATATCAACCTGCACATCCGCCGCCGTTTCATGGCCTTCTGACCGACTGCGCCGGATCATCGGAATAACCACCAGCACAAGCGCAATAACCGCAATCAGCGTCGGCCCTACAGCGTCGGACCATGCCTTAACTTCATCTGGACCCATGTCGCGCCCTCGCCATCAGATCGGCCACGTTCATCCGCAGGAAACCCACGATTGCCGGGATAAAGAACAAGCCCCCATAGATGACAATGACAGCACCGAATGGCGCGGAAAACGCGGATGCGCAAAGATAAGCGAACATGATTAAAAGCGCGACATGGCCCGCAATGCGCAGCGCGGGCGACCATTTCCAGCGCCCGTTGATGTAGGTGCCATAGGCAACCATGCCAGACGATGACATGAACCCCAGCGCCCATATTTCGGCCTGAATATCGCGGGCCATATCGCCGTAAACCTGCGATGGCATCACATCAGGCCAGAACCCGGACGCGGCATAAAACGCCAACCCGCAAGCAAACATGCGCCACGCAAACCGCCATTGCGATTGCTTGTCGTTCATCGGTATCATGGCGCTTCCCCGAATATCACGAAGCGGTCAGACCGGGATAATTCACGGCGCAAGATCAGATTGCCGGGGTTGATAATCCAGTAAATCGTGACCTCATACCGCCCAGGATGCGTCAACTGATAACAGCGCGGGTCGGTATATATCAGCCATTCCAGCGTGACCGGAACGGGCAAGGCCGCGTCGGCCCGGTATTCGTTTGCCTGCCATGGCGACCCGCATACAATGACGGTTCCCTCGTTTGTGACTTCCCGCACATCCGCCCGCCATGCGCCGGTGAAATCACGGCTTATCGTGCGGTCCAGATCAACGGTTATATCCTGCCACCGGCTGGCGTCCTGAACATCGAAACGATCAACCCGCAGCCAGAATGTGGCCGGGGTCATGAAAAGAAATGCAACCGCCGCCATGATAAGAATGACCAGCGTGACACCGATTTGTTCATCCGCGCGTAGGTCAGACATGCGTCACCCAATCGCCATGCGGATCATCATTACAACCCACGGATAGCGCCATTTCAGGCTGCAAGGCCGCAGGTCGTCAGGATCGTCAACCCAATGCCGCGTCCGGTTGTCGATATACGCGCCTTGGTATTCCAGAACCGCGTGACCGTCGCCCCGATCTGTCTTGGCATACCAGATATGGGCATCGCCCTTGCGCAAAGCCGCCTTGGCCGCGTCCTTGCTGCCATAGATCGCTTTCAAGATAAGTAGCGAATAGTTTTCACAATCGCCCGGCGTCGAGAATGACCATTGGTCAAGCCAACCGTCTTTGCGATATTCCCATGTTTCATTGACATGGCGGGCGGCTTCCTGCGGGGTCATCATCAGAACCATATCCCCGTTGCTTGCAGCAAAGCGGTTGACGTGCCGCCCGCCGCCAATGAGGTTGCAAACCAATGGCGATAGAGCGCGGTTGTATTGCCTCTGGTCCTGAAGGCAATCCCGCCGAACCTGTCGCTGCGCACCGTTGACCCCGTAACCGCATGAACGGCGGAAAACGCAACCGGATACGTCCATGTAATATCTGACGGGCTGGTGAAAATCGACCCAGACGCGGTTTCAACGCCAAGCGTTTCGGAAGCAGTCACCGTGCAAATCTGCGTTCCATCCGCAAATCGCGCATATTCGCCGTTGGCGTTGCTGCTGCGCTCTATCTCCCGGCCCAACACCCAGAACGTGCCGTCATAGGTTGCAACCGTATCCACATCGGTCCTGATGTAGCTTGCGGGCAGCGCAACCCCGGTGATCGTGCGGCAAGCAACCGCGCCGATGGCATCAAGGTTGATCGTTGCCGCCGTGGTGTTTGCGCTTGTGGCCCGAAATCTGATCTGCTGGCCGGTCGTCACCGCCGTATAGGATAGCCCGGTGGTCAGCGTGATGGCATCCGCCGTGCCGCCATAGGTGGCCCGCAGATCGCGCTTTACCGCCAAGGCAACCTCGGCAATGGTATCAACACCCGTCCCACCGGCGACAACCGGGGCAGGCTCGTTCAGCGCGTCGGCAATGTCGTTCAAAGGCGTGTTGTGCTGCGTTGCCAGCAAGGTTGACACGCCATCCGTGACGATGCTGCCCGCTGGCAAGCTGAATATTCCTGATCCGTTTCGCGGCAATTTCCTAACTCCAGTTCTATTACTAGGCATCTTGCCCCGTTGACAAAACGCAGATCGGCCCCCATGTTGACCTATTGGCCAAAGGGGGTGAATGTGACAGTCGCACTGTGGTATCAAGGCGTCGGCATTGTCTTTGCCGGAAACCTGCTGACCGCGCTTTTTGGATATTTCGTCTGGCAAGTCTCAAAGGCCGAACGCGAAGGCCGCGATACTTACAGACTGCCAGTGAAGGTTTACGCCAGCGGGGCCATTCCGCTTCTGTTTGTGGCGTGGTCACTATACATGGCCAAGCCTTAGTTTGGCGGCAAAGCCTGATGGCCGATCTGGCGCAATAGCGCCTCTCCCACACGGTCAACCCGGCCCGCCGTCATCGCCCGACGCAGCAACGGGGCCAAGGCGTCCTGCACCGCTTGCGGATCGCTCTGCATCAATGCGCGGGCAATCAATGCGCGGGTTTTCTCGTCCGATCCCGTCAGCATATTTCCGGCCTGCGTTCCAAGCATCTTGATGATAGATGCGCGCGGCGACATGACCGCCTCGGCAATGTTGGCCCCGGCGCTGTTCACATCGTCAATGTCCTGCAACAGGTTTGACGTTGGTGATCCGCCGGTTGCCATATTCCGGGTTTCAAACATCGTCCTTTCCCGATCAATCTGCCGTTGCAATAGCGCCGGATCGGTTGCCATTTCCTGCAACATGGCTTGGTTTTTCGGCGTCGTCAGCGGACGCGCCGCGTTGATATTCGGCTGCTGGTTTTCAATGACGGATTGCAACCTGTCGCCATATCCAGATCGGAAAGAGGCTTGCGCATCCGGTGGAAGTTGCGCGCCATTTGGCACCGGCAATGCACCCGACGGGGCTGCAGGCAACCCGCGATAGGTGTCTAGCGCATCATCGGTGCGAACACGCCGCGCGGCTATATCAGCGCCAAGCGGCAAAGCGTCGATGGCCTGCGATTGGGCGCGGTAGGTATCGCGCGCAGCCGTGTAAGGCGCGCTTGATTGGGCCAAGGCATCATCAAGGCTGTTTTTCAGCGTGGTGAGCATCTGGACCTGATAGCCATCGCCCGCCCGCGTTGCCGCACCAATCGCGCCGTCAATCTCGCGCTTGACCTCAAACACGCGCCCAAAG